CCTAAAAATAGCCCCGGAGGGACTTTTGGCACAATGTTTCCGATTCCGGGGGCTTGAAAGGAGGGTGAAAGGAGGTCCAAAGTATGGCTAGCCGTAAAGTAAGTGGGTCGAATCTCCCTGAAACCAATCGTCCCACAGCAACAACTCCGGAGGAAAGAGAGAATCAGTTAATTGCGGCAGCTGTAGACCTTGCTGAAAAACAACTTCAGTCAGGAGAAGCTTCTGCACAAGTGATAACACATTACTTGAAGCTTGGATCTTCCAGAGAGAAGCTCGAACAACAACGTTTGACGAATGAAGTTGCTCTTCTCGAAACAAAACGCGAAGTTATGGAGTCAGAAAAGAGAACAGAAGAACTTATCGTGGATGCATTGCAAGCCATGCGTTCTTACAGTGGACACGCTACGCTTGAAGAGAATGATTATGATGACTACTAGGGTTAGATTCTATTCTGAACTAGTGGAACTCAAAACATTCCTTGAAAGATACAGATATCTTTCATTGCAAAGCACAGTAGGTTGCGAAACCTTCGGTTTCAACAGGTGGATCAATCAACAGTTCTATACTTCTCGTCAATGGCGTTCGCTTCGTCAGAAAATTATTCTCAGAGATAATGGGTGCGATCTAGGCGTGGACGGTCATGAGATCCATTCGCGATTGATAATACATCACATCAATCCATTGGTTGAAGATGACATTGTCCATGGAACACGAAACGCACTCGATCCTGAGTTCTTGATTTCCACAACGCACAACACCCACAACGCGATCCACTTCGGGGATGAGAGTCTTCTCCCAAAACCATATGTCCCTCGACGTCGGGGTGACACGAAACTCTGGTAAGGAGCAACACCATGCCACCCAAGAAGCGCAGTTCTGTGGAACAAACCGACGAGACGAGCGCTCCGAAGGCGAGTAAGTCTGTCGACGATCTGTCGTCCGAAGTTCTCGGTGGGCAGTGGGGTGACTACGACGTCCTTCGCGATCGACTCACGGACGCCGGGTACAGCGACACCGAAGTTCTGACCAAGGTCAACGAGCGCCTCTCCCGCGGAGCGCCGTACGCGTACAAGCCGTCTGTCTCCGAGCTCGCAAAGCAGGTCAAGCTCGGAGAATGGGGCGAGCAGCAAGGTCGTCGAACCCGTCTCGAGAGCGCCGGCTTCAGCTACATCGACGTCGAAGCCGTGGTCAGTCGTCGGGGCACCTGATGGCCACAATCCCATACGACAGACCAGTCAAAGATCTGATCGCTGGACTCAATGCGACAGAACATGTGACTCACACCGAGCATCGCAAGACCATGGTCACGATTCATCACAATGCAGGTCGTCTTTCACACGAAGACGTATTGAACACGTGGAAGACTCGAGAATCTTCGGCTCATTTCGATTGCGATGCTGCCGGAGCTGTCGCTCAATACGTCAAGACCAATGAGTATGCATGGGCATGTGGTAACACTACGGGTAATCAGATTTCCATCTCGATCGAGATGGCGAATTCTGCAGTTGGCGGATCATGGCCGGTGTCTGAGCTTACGTGGGGATCCGCGGCAAGACTTTCTGGTTGGTTGTTCGCTCGAGTGATCGGGTCACGACCAACGAGAGACACGCTGGTCGGCCACAGTCATTGGAAAGCAACGGCATGTCCGGGTCCGTCCATGACCGCTCTATTCTCGGAATTCATCGCGTCGGCCCAACGATTTTACGACCAATTCACTGCGCCTGTAGTGCAGCCAGAACAAAGAATGAAGGATGACATGACCACTCGTCTCGTTCGGGGCGACAGCACCCAACAGGTCCCAGGGAAGCCCTACACGTGGGGGAGTCTGCAGTTCCTCGTGCACTTCGATCCCGAGCTTCCGGGTGGTGCAATCAGGAAGTACATGCCTGGCGGTGGAGCTCAAACAGTGCTGGAGCAGATTCAAGGTGGCGTCGATGTCGTTCCTCAGGCGCAACTGGACAAGATCCTTTACGCTGTCGGTGGGACTCCGCCAGTGTCAGTCACTTCCTGATCGATTCGGTCAAAATGGTAGCTTCCAAGGGAGGTGAACAGTGAGCGACAGCATTCTCGAAACGACAAAGAAAACGTTGAACCTTGCGCCTGACTATACCCCGTTCGATCAAGACATAGTCATGCACATCAATTCGGTTTTCAGTACGCTCAACCAACTGGGTGTGGGTCCTGATGAAGGATTCATGATCGAGGACAATGGACCTACCTGGGAAACCTTCCTTGGGAGCGACCCAAGACTGAATCACGTAAAGACCTACGTATACCTTCGAGTTCGTTTGCTATTTGATCCTCCGACCACAGGGTATTTGGTCGAAGCGTTACAGAAACAAATTCTAGAACACGAGTGGAGACTGAACGTTCAGAGAGAAGGAACCAAATGGGTCGATCCGAACACCAATGAAGAAGTCCAGGATCTTTCGATTCTCGATGGCGGAGCTTTGTGAGGAGCGACAGTGTTCACTTTTAAACTATATCGTGGAACTGCAGCTCAATGGATTGCCAGAAACCCAGTCCTTCAATCTGGCGAACCAGCCGTTGAGATAGATACTGGAAAACTGAAGATCGGTGACGGATTTACCAAGTGGAATGATCTAGGGTACCTCAGTGGAGAAGGAGCTCCTGGTCCAACAGGCCCTGTAGGTCCTACTGGACCCCAAGGGGTGCAAGGTTCTCCAGGAACGGATGGCGCCGACGGTGCGCAAGGTTCGCAAGGGATTCAAGGACTAACGGGTGCTGCGGGTTCTCAAGGAATTCAAGGTGCTACTGGATCTACGGGACCTCAAGGTTCTGCTGGGGCAGATGGAGCAGATGGATCTGACGGGCTTGATTATAGTGGACCGTCGATAACTGTCTCCAGCACCCCGCCGTCTTCACCATCCGTCGTGAGTGGGGATTTCTCGATAATCTAGAAGATACATCTGGTAACGGGATTACGGCAACAGCAAATTTCACGCCAACATATATTGATGGCCCGGAAACAGGCACGCGAGCTATTCAATGGACTGGTTCTGGACAAACCGTGACTTACGGTCGTTCTGGTTTAGAGCCAGTTTCTTCCGATGGCGGGATCGTCACGATGGCGTGGGCCAAACTGTTTTCTTCTCACTCCAATTACACTCAAATCATTCACAAGACCCGAGCTCCGGATTCCACAAAGCACGCCATTAACGCTAGTGATAATAGCGTCTTCTTGATGGCTCGTTGGCGAGATCAAGTTGCCTTTCGAGAGACTGGCGACCAATTTATCGATTTCCAATGGCACCATATTTGCAATGTCGATTCGAATGATAGATATGCTTGGCTTATCGATGGCGTAGTTATCCAGGAAGCTGAAAGATTCAGTGCTTCTCCAGTAGCCTGGGAAGATTATCCTTGGCTTAGTGGATTCGACCCAAACATGGCAGGCAGTGCTTCAGCAACAAATGTTGCGTTCACAGGAATTCGAATCTTTTCTGGAACCCTATCGGATGCGGAAGTTGTTTCTTGGAAAAATACTTCTATCGTACCGGTAGGTCGTAGCGGAGAACCAAAAGTTTGGGATGGGTCTTCGTGGGATAAGCATCCAGCAAAAGTTTGGGATGGGTCCTCATGGAACGACAAAACAATGTTGGGCTATGATGGTGCGGACTGGATCGCAGCCAACTGAGAGGAGGTAAGATGGAGGATTTTCTCGAGCACTTCGGAATCAAAGGAATGAAGTGGGGGGCTCGCAAAACAGGGTCTACGAAAGAACCTCCTTCAACTGACGCAGCAAACGCACAAGCCTTGCGCACGCGCGCGAAGAAAAGCAAGGCGAAAGCTCTGACAAATGCGGAATTGCAGCAAGCAATCAACCGCATGAATCTTGAACAACAATTCAAACGACTCAGCACTAACGAACGTCCTGTCGTCACTCGCTTCATCGCATCCACAATGTTGGAAATCGGTAAGCGAGAAGTGCAGCAAGCCGTTGCCAAGAAAGCTGTCAAGATTGCGGCTAAGGTGGCTGGATGAACGACGACGTGATGATCGCATTTCTTCCCGAAGATGGTTCGTGGTGCAAACAAGATCTACCGCATATGACGTTGGTATATTGTGGATTGATCGAAAATCTTCAACCATCAGATCTCAACGCCATGGGTAAAGACGCGATATCTGCGGCTCGCATCACGGGTCCTTTTAGTCTCCCCGTCACATCTGTTGAGGAATTCGGAGAATCTGAAAAAGTTGACGTTTTGGTTTTGTATCCAACGCCCCAACTTCTTCTCGCAAGAAATGTTGTGGAACATTGGAACAAAAGCGAATTCACAGATTTCAAGCCGCACGCTACGATCGGTCCAGCAGGATCTGCGTTTTCCGATAACGTCCCGTATTACAACAACATGGATATGAATGAAAGTCGTTACCAAATGATGAAGAGATCTACTCTACCAGATCGTCTTTACTTCAACCGAATCGCTGTTTGTTGGGGCGATAAGAAACTGATCTTTAATACCAACTCATTCTGAAGGAGGGTAGACGATGTCGCTGTCGAATACGGCTACTCCGTATTATTACGGACAGTTTCGAGATGCGGTTCTTAAGGGAGACATTCCCGTAAACCGTGAGATCTCGGCGGAGATGAACCGGATCGACGCACTCATCGCCAACCCGAATATCTGGTACGATTCAAAAGCCGTTGAAGGTTTCGTTCTTTATTGTGAAGGTGAATTAACTCTAACTGATGGCAGCGACCTTCATCTTCTCCCCACGTTCAAATTGTGGGCCGAACAAATATTCGGTTGGTATTATTACGTCGACCGATCTGTTTGGGAACCGAATGAAGAAGGAAAAGGCGGCCACTATGTAACGAAAACGATTAAGAAACGGCTCGTAACAAAGCAATATTTGATCGTTGCTCGTGGCGCCGCCAAATCGATGTATGCCGAATGTATCCATGCGTATTTCTTGAACGTGGATACGTCGACGACGCATCAAATAACCACAGCTCCAACAATGAAGCAAGCCGAAGAAGTGATGGCTCCATTTCGAACAGCCATCACAAGATCTAAAGGACCTTTGTTCAAGTTTTTGACACAGGGCTCGATGCAGAATACGACTGGCAATCGTTATCTTCGTCAGAAGCTAGCATCAACAAAACAAGGCATCGAGAATTTCCTGACTGGTAGTTTGTTAGAGATTCGTCCGATGTCTATTGCGAAATTGCAAGGCCTTCGGCCGAAAGTGTCCACCATCGATGAGTGGCTTTCGGGTGATCTACGAGAAGATGTAGTCGGTGCGATCGAACAAGGCGCTTCCAAACTTGACGATTATCTAATCATTGCGATTAGTTCTGAAGGAACCGTTCGTAATGGCTCAGGCGATACCATCAAGCTCGAACTTCAGGAAATTCTCAAAGGTGAATACCCCGCTCCTCACGTTTCTATCTGGCATTACAAATTAGATGAGCTGGAAGAAGTTTCTGATCCAGATACTTGGGTCAAAGCCAACCCCAATATCGGTAGAACAGTCACGTACGACACGTATCAACTAGACGTCGAGCGCGCCGAGAAAGCGCCCGCGGCTAGGAATGATATTTTGGCGAAGAGGTTTGGTATTCCTATGGAGGGATACACATACTTCTTCACGTACGAAGAAACAGAAGTCCACTCTCAGGTTAATTTCTGGGAATTACCCTGCGCTCTAGGTGCAGACCTTTCGCAAGGTGACGACTTCTGTGCATTCACATTCCTGTTTCCGCTTTCGCGTGGGAGATACGGAATTAAAACTCGTAGCTACATCACGTCGCTGACTTTGATGCGTCTTCCAGGCGCACTTCGTCATAAGTACGAAACTTTCAGACATGAAGGTAGTCTTCATGTGCTTGAAGGAACCGTACTAGACATGATGGAAGTCTATGAGGATCTAGAACGTCATATAGAAGAGCTTCGATATGACGTGCGTTGTTTTGGTTTCGACCCGTACAATGCGAAAGAGTTTGTGACTCGTTGGGAAGCAGAAAACGGCCCATTTGGGCTTGAGAAAGTTATTCAGGGTGCGCGGACAGAATCAGTTCCTCTTGGGGAATTGAAGAAACTAAGTGAAGAACGTCTTCTCATCTTTGACGAGGATTTGATGTCATTCACAATGGGCAACGCGATCACCTTGGAAGACACCAACGGGAATAGGAAGCTTCTCAAAAAGAGAACCGATCAAAAAGTGGATAATGTGGCGGCCCTAATGGACGCTTACGTAGCTTACAAAGCAAACAAGGAGGCGTTCGAGTGACGGGAGGAGGTAGGTAACGGATGTCTATGAAAAGTTGGTTCAAACATGCCTGGAACGCGTTCGTCAA